AACTCGCCTTATTACAGGGCCGTCTAATGTACTACCACCCAACCTACCAACCAACCCCAGGCCCATTGCCTAAATCCTATGACGACGGTACGGCCCTGCACACCAACGTACCCCGTCGTTCCGCTGATTGGCTATTGGCCAACGGTTGGCGACCTGTCGTCAAGGAAACATTGCCCCCCGGTGTTTATGCCTGGGGCACTCCGACCGATAACGGCACCCAGTATTACTATCCCGCCGGTAATGTCGAACTGGACCGTTACAAAGCGGACAGAAAAGCGCAGATCAACAACGACTGCCGGGAGCGTATCACCGCCATTTGGCCGGTGGAGGAACAGTCCTCCTGCCTGATGGGCATCTATTCCCAAGCCGAACAAGACGACTGCTCCGCCTGGATAGCGGCAAATATCGCAGCCAGCAATACGGCTACTGACGCCATTGATGCAGCAGTTGACGCAACAGCGGTTGCTGCGGTCAGTGTTAGCTGGCCTGTTTATAGCGGGGTGAAAAGCTGATGGCCCATAAACATAACCCAACAACCTATTCCGACAGGCAGGCTGTGATAACCGCCGCCCGTAACGCCATTGCCCGGCTGCAACAAATCGAGGCGAACGTGGAAGGCGCGAATACGGCGCAGACACAGACTGCAATAAAGGACATGGCTACGTACGAGCGACATTTGATCCGGCTGGTTGTTGGAGGCATGTAAGTGGCTGACGCGCCCAACCACGTCCTATTCGGCGGCGCGGGTGCTGAGAGCGTCGGCGGGACTGCGGTCGCTGGGCTTTGGCCGAAGGATGCAGTAACTTCCTCCCCAATTCCAATAACTGCCACCTCTGTTTCCTATACCATCGCAGCAAACGTAGCGGGGGTAAAGGCAGACACAACCTTTACTGCATCTTCTACAGCCCTATCCCTAGCTAACAATAGTGCTACGGTTAAGGCTGACACTTCCTTCACAGCTACTAATAGTTCCCATACACTAGCATCTAACACTGCTACAGTAAAGGCTGATACATCTTTTACAGCTACTCCTGCCTCCTATACTATAACGGAGAATGCTGCTGACGTATCCATTGGTGTGGAGGTATCTGCTACATCCACTGCCTTCACCATCACCACATATCAGGCGGATGTTTCAGCTCCCATAGGGATTGACGCTACTTCCACCGCCCTCACTATCACCCCCTATGCGGCTACGGTGAAGGCTGATGTGGAGTTCACTACCACTTCTGCCGCTTTAACTATTACTCCCAACGCTGGAGATGTTAAGGCCGACACTAGTTTCCCAGCTACGTCAACCCCCTTCACACTCACCACCTACCAAGCTACTATTCCAGGTAGTACAGATATTGATGCAACTTCTATCTCGTACACCCTTATAACTAATAGTGCTTCGATTAGCATAGGTGCTGCTAGTAGTGGTACAAATGTTTGGTCTGCTTGGAAACCGGGTAAGATAAGTAACGAAATGCTTCTTAAGCTTCACTATGAAGATGAGAGGCTCCTTAACTTCTTCTATGATAACATTGACACTATAGATGAAATGCTCCTTGGAATTAAGTGAAGTAGTAGATGGAAAGAAGTTGTTAGTTGTGGGGAATGGAGATCGAGCAACCCATCTATCCCACCACTACTATGAAAATGTAGACCATATTGTTAAGTTCAATGAAGGTGTGAAAGTAGCACCTCATACTATTTGGGCTCCAACAGGGATATTTCCCAAGAAAAAGATAAAACCACTCGTAGATAAATACACCACCGAATCCACCTTCTATTTTAATTTTGAGGGCAGGTGGTTCCCCGACAAATGCCAACATATAGTGGCCCCACTCGATTGGGTGACAGCTGCTAAAGAAGATCTGCAATCAAAAATGCTGTTCTCTGGGACACTGTTCCTATGGTGTCTTCTCAATAGGTGTTCCTGTACAAGTATTGAGATAGTAGGTTTTGATTGCTATAGGAATAACACCCTCCCCAACCCCCACCAGAAGTGGAAAGCAAAAGATAGGGCATGGCTTCTTAAAGAGATAAGAAACCTCCACCTCACTCCTCTATGAAAGTTTTCTTGTTCCCAACCACCAATATCATACTCACTGAAGATGATAGCATGTATGCAATGGAGGCTGTTAAGCTTGGCTTATCTTCCCTTGGCATACAGGTGGTAGATAATATAGGCTTTGCAGATATTGGGATAGCATGGGGGTGGAAGCATCCTGATGTACTTAAATGCAAGAAGGATGTTCTTGTTTTAGAGAGGGGGTATATAGGAGATAGACATCAGTGGACTTCTGTTGGGTTTAATGGCATCAACAGAATGGGAGATTTTATAAAGAGGGATATGCCAGGAGATAGATGGAATAGGCATTTTGGGGAGATGGCTGAGTGGGGTAATAAGGAGGACGGTTACTTCCTAATAACAGGCCAAAATCTTAAGGATGCAAATACCAGTGGAATTAGGCTAAAGGAAGAGTATACCAAGTTATATAATATCTGCTCTAAACAAAGGCCCACTCTCTTCCGCCCCCATCCTGGTAGAATGGGTGTTGGTGCCATCCCTGATAATGCAACCGTCACTCAGGGGGATTACATGGAGGAGCTGAAAGGTGCTTACTGTGTGGTTTCCTTCTCATCTAACAGCATGGTAGATGCTATACTAGCCGGAATACCCGTTGTAAGCCTCGATAAGCGTTCGATGGTATATGACATTACAGGGCATACCATTGATGATATAAGACGCCCAGAGAGGCTCCAGTGGGCTTACAACATCATGTATAGGCAGTGGCTGTTGGAGGAGATAGTGGATGGGAGTATGTTAAGATTTGTGTTGGGAGAAAAGTATGGGAACTAGACTGATAAACAAATATAAAAAACTACACAAACAAAAACCCTATGGCGTCTCATCCCCGCAATATAAACCTGAATTAGAGCATATAATAGAAAAGTATAGTATCTCCTCTTGTCTTGATTTTGGATGCGGTCAATCCACTTTACTAGATGAATTGAATGTCAATGAAAAGTATTGGTATGATCCAGCTATCATCGGTAAAGACTTCTTGATAGACAAGAGTGTTGATCTGATTATATGTACAGATGTATTAGAGCATATCCCCGAGAATGAAATAGAAAACACTCTAACACTCATTGGGGATAGGGGGAAGATGGTATATTTCCAAATCGCACTATTCCAGCACGGTGGAAGATTTGATGACGGAAGTCCACTGCATATTACAGTGAAACCTAGAGAGTGGTGGAGGGAGCAGCTGAAGAAGCACTTCCATGTGCTACAAGACCTTCCTGTATTTAAGAAGCCAAGACAGAAAAAAGAGTGGGCTGGGTGGCTTTGTTTTACATGTTAATCATTACTTTCCATAAGTTTAGCCACCTTCTTCGCTACTTCGAACATATCCTTCCCATATACTTCTATGACAGTCTCCCTGTCCCCTGATAAGACACAGCAAACTTTAGCCGCAGGGTCATACCACACCCCCGGATACTCTGTATACCTGTATCCTTCATCAAACAGTTCATCATTTATTCTCATCATTCAGCCTGTTCTTTAGCCTTTCAAATGCATTCTTAGATAGTGCATTCATATAAACATAAGGGCTGACTTCTGATGCATCAAACTCCCCATTGTACTCTTCTTTATCTCCATCAAGCTGAATATACCCCCTAACTTTCCAATTGACCCCGTCCTCTGATCTAGCGGAGTTATATGTTTTCTGTACCATCTTAAACATTAATGCACCTCCGATTTAACTCTTGATAGATGCAGGTGGTGGAAGACATCCCCAACAGGGGCTTCAACAGGAATATCTGTATCATCAGCCACCATCATACCAAATGCCCCCTCCATTTGTTCTATATTATCTGGTTTCTCTATCATGCCAAATGACTCTGTTCCATCAGACCATTGTAATAGTATTGGAACAATCATAAGATTTCACATGCTCCTCCGGTGCAAGATAGTTCCTGAACACCTACAGTGTTGTCAGTATTCTCAAACATACCTAATAGGCTCCAATCCACTTTAGTCGGCATTCTATTCACCCATTCTAAATAAGCATCTTCTTCAATTTCCTGATAGGGGGCTTGTTGGTAGGTGTGTTCTGAATAGGGAAGAAAGGATACCCCACTCACCTCATCAAAGTGTTCCCATACCCAGGCACCCACCGCCATCCATTCATCTTGCTTGACGTTGATAGTCACCGATGGTTTATGCTCGCACCAATGACGTTGATATAGGAGCCACAAGTCCAACTGTTGTAGTGCTGTTCTATCTTCCCTATTGATAGAGCCTTTGGGAGATTGAACCGGGAAAGTGAATACATATGTACTGTCTGGTTTCATCACATCATCTTCCACTGGGAACCCAGCATCAACCATATACTTAGCCAATGGATCTTTCTTGTCGGCCCTGACAGTACGTAGGTAGTATGGAGAGTGGCGAGTATGGATTCCAGAGGCACTGTCAACCAGTTGGGAAACTGTACCAGAAGGCTTCACACAGGTAATGGCTGCTGATGGATTAACTCCTATCTTCTCTGCCCACTCTCTATTCACTGCAATGGCATGACCCCTAAGCTCCTCCAAGATCCAACCTAGCTCTTCCATGTTCCATGCTCCAGACATAATCTCATTGTCCATAATGCCAGTGAGAGAAACACCTAGCAGAGCCTCCTCCTTAGTGTTCTCTTCCCATTTCTTGCTGAGATAGCGGAAGTTAGTTAGGGAGGATTGCAGTGTTCCCAATATTGTTGCCACCCTAATCTTCTCTTTCAGCGTCTCAACTGTATCTTCCCTCCTAACTACCACCTCACTGAGGTTACATACCTGCCTATCCCTTAGTATGATTTCAGAGCAGGGATTACATCCCCATTCCGTATAACCAGCCTCCTTCCTCCTTTCCGGTATGGTTTTTGATGCAGCCTCTCGATTGAATATACCCCTCTCACCGCTCTTACTCTCAACTAGGGAGAGCCATTCCCGCATGAACACTTCCATGTCAGGACGCTCTGTATATGCTACAGAATTATTGGAGAGGGCATACTCGGGATGTTCCACCCACCACTGCCCAGATTTAGCATGGCGCATCCTATCATCGCTAAGGTTAGAAAGGCTAATAAGGGCTGAACGGCGTACACCACCCACCACCACAATCTCTGCAATCTTACATACCAGTCCATGTACCTCGATACTTGTAAGGCGACGACCCACTGCATTGCGGAAAAGATTAACGCTATAATTAAACAGATCATTGAGGGGTTCAGGTCCACTAGCCCTTCCTCCAAAAGTGTTTAGTGGTGCTCCAGCAGGGCGAATCTTAGACATATCCCACTTGGGGATTTTACCAGAATAGAGAAGAGAGATTAGTTCTCGGAAAGAAGAAGCCCACCCAATCTTACTATCAGCCACCTTAATGACTGTATCAGATGGGTACATCTCTTCTGCCACTTCTGGGAGTTGCTGGACATACTGACGCTCACAAGAGAACCCCACCCCAGTTCCACAAAGGAGGATATACATTAGCTCATCAAAAGCCCTCTGCCTGTTGATAGCCAAGTAGGAGCAATTGAACCCCGCCATCTCATCACGCTCCAATGCCTTTCCAGCAGTCATAAGGGTGCGCATGGAGGGCATCACTTCCAGATTGTATATAGACTGTCTAACTACATCTAGTTCTCCATTTAGTTGGGGGAACCTCTCTCTCCAAAAGCCAACCAATCTATCTACTACTTCCCCCCAACTCTCCCTCCTCCCCTCTCCCGGAAGCCACCTGCTGTATCTAGACAGCTGTATATACTGTGAATACTGTGGATTGCTCACTAATCCTTCAAAGTCACTCATATTTTTCCCACTCCGAATTGAGAGATTTAGAAGAGAAGGTGTCCTCTACACTGTCATACACCAACACTTTCTTCTTCCTACTAAGACAATCTACATTATAATTTCCCTTTCTTTTTCTTATTCCATGATTCTCTCCTAGATGAGCGTGCTCAGTGTGTCCAAACACTTGCCTGAGTCCTGCTATCGGAATGAATTCTACGTTGTAGTCACACCAAAACATCCCGCCACATGGAGATAGTCCGCCTCTATAATATCCTATTACTTTTCTATAGGGCGACTTGAGGTAGTTTTTGACATCCTTTAGCTCATTACATACAGATTTAGAAACACCAGCATGTGTTACTAGAACATCATCATTAAGCCATACATGCTCCTTAAATTTATCCTTTATCAACCCTTTCCTGAGGAGAACAGCATCATGTGTACGCTCTTTGTATCCTGAACAGCGCATTACTGGGTCTAAGTAGGAGAGCTCATGATTACCATATAGCACATCTACACTATCTGGGGCATCTAACAGTAAATCAAGACACTCTATTTGTTCATCAACACTTCTATCATAGCTATCTAATATGTCTCCAACAAAAACTGTTGGATAACCAAGCTCCAACACCCTCTTAACTACATCGACTCTACCGTGTATATCTCCAACTATTACGGTTTTCATTATTCAACAGCCCTCATTATATGCAATATCCTCATTACTCCTACAACATTCCCACTGCGTACAGTGAAACTTCTTACTAACTGATAGTAGGTTGTTATCATATGTACATCTTCCATCTAAAACAGATGATACATCCTCAATATAATATCTACAGTTGTTACAGTTTTCTTTTTTAGTCTCTTTCATTACTGTTCCCTTTATATTTTGGAGGAAGATCTGCTAATCCATAATGCCCTTCATCATATTCAATGGCATCTATACTATGATTAGGATCTATCTTATCTAGAATGTAGTCTGTAATTTTGGCTACGGGTCTACGCCAAGGTATCTCCCCACCCCACTTCACCTTAATCCTCCCAAGACGGGAAGAGATTGTCTCATCTGGGTCTCCTAATAGGAGGGAATTTCCAAACTGATCTAAACTAATTAGGATGTTTAACAGATAGCGACCTGGTTTCATCAGTACCTCTTACAGTTTGTTGATAGACAGATCATGATAGTGAATAGTATTCCAAAGATGATTCCACCTATCATGTATATAATTTCATTCTCTAACATACTTACCCCAGTAGTTGATAGTGCCGGTTATGCTTCCGGCGACAGCATCACGGTCTGCCCATTCGCAGGGTGAACCCCACAGTTTTTCCCGATCCTACCCTTAGGAATAAAGAACTCCCCCGCGTTTGAGCATGTCGGGTTGCGGCAGAGGCTTGGGGAGATCGTGAATAATCTTATTCACCTCATCTACCAGTTGCGCGTAGTCCCTGGCGTAGCCTTCTTCACGCTCCCGACATTCACAGGTTTGGTTAGTGCAATGACAGGTCATAGGACAACTCCAAGCGCCCAATACAGCGCCGCACAAGTGCCGCCGACAACCGCAACGACGATATGTATCAACAGTCCACTAACAAAATTGTTTTGGTAGTTGTCGTATCTCTTATCAAGAATAGCGCCAACCAAAGGGACAACTATCGCAATGTAAAACATCGCCAGTACCGCCCAGGCAATAGGCTCTTTGTATTCGACGATATTAACCACGGTGCAACTTCCTCAGCCGCCTATTTAGCTCCAGCATTGCTTCGGCCTTTGGATCATAGGTCACCGCGAAGAATGGCTGCTCACGGATAACATCCTTAGCCCATTCTTTGCGGGTCGTCATCCGGCATTGGTCCAAGCCGATGTACAGAAGGACATTTGGCTTCGGTGTGTAGGTGCCGCCCCAGGCGCAGGTTGGTTTCAACTGAGGCCACTCAACCACTTGCCCTGAAATACCTCCGCTACCAGCCATCTCCAGGAAAGCCATCTTGTATTTGTCAGTCATTTTTCATTGTCCTTCCTTATTACAACTTCATCTGTTCTAAGCACACCGCTACTTCAGCGGCGATCTTATTCCAAGTGGACAGATCAACGACTGTTTTTATATTAACCTTCGCAGTTACCTCGTCGAACAGAACAACCGTGAACAGCAAATCACTTGCCTCGTCGGTGGCTTCAAACATGGTTGGGTATACGTTCATAACTAAAAAACCCCGACAAATTTGCCATGGCATTTATAAGAGCAAAAAGCATATCTCCCTTCACCACGGGCTTCGTTTTCAGGCACTTCCTTTCCGCACTCCGCACACTCAACGAAGCCAGAAAACGGTCTATAAGTGCCAAGACCCTTGCTTGGAAACTGATTCTTTGTTGGATCTACAATGCCCCCAGATGCATCAGTAAGCCACCAATGCTCTTCTTCGCAGTTCCAGATTGGGCAGTAATACCAACCACGAACTAATGTTAGAGATGGGTCATTTCGGGCCATTGCGCTGGCAATTTCCTGACACTTGCCTCGATACTGCAAATAATCGTTTTTCATGTGAATCTCTCCAAACGTGCGATTATTCTCTTTATAGTTGGTTTTGGGATAAAATTAACAATGTGTGAGGCTACAGGACGGGAGACTCCACGTTGTTCGGCTATATATCTGACTACCATCCGACGCTGTTTCTTTGTAATCATATTTAGCCTCACGTTGTAACACGGGTTAGTTGGGTGACCTGTGGAGGATTCGAACCTTCAGCGGAGTCGCGAATAAGAGTTACTAGCTAGCTTTCGCTCTTACCCCTTCCCGCTTTCACCTTCAACGTATTACGCTGACGTGCTATCCACTACACCACACAGGTCATATTTTATTCGGTAAATGTAAAGTACGTATTACTTTCTAAGTAATTTGCAAAGGCTCCGCAAGCTGATAAATCTGGATCATCTATATATTGCAAAATGTACTTCTGAAAACGTGCTGGGAAGGAGGTAATTTCAAAATGTTTGCACCCTCCTAACCCACCCATTTGCGATTGTATTGCTGCGTCGGCGCAATTGCTAAAAAATTCTTCCATATCAGCGACGAAGTATTCCTTTTTCATAATGATCTCTCCAAATCTATTCGCCAACCCTCTCAAGTTCCCGTTTGAGATACCAGATAGCCTTCTCTAAATCTTCAGAGGCTTTTCCAATGTCTCCTCCCCCTTTCAACCCAGCCCTCCAGATATACTTCACTGCATTACCTAGACAGAAATTCATGTGCTCTGTCACCTGAATACATTCTATCCCGGAGGGGTGAGAGGTGTAGTGGTTAGGGTGATTAACTACATCCTCACTTTCACCCTCATACTCTCTTCGAAGTTTTACCCAATCAGTTCTCATTTAGCCACCAAATAGTAATTAGTAAGCCCAGGACAACAAATGTTAGAAGGGTTAGTATAGCGATCACTTCATCAAAGGTCATTGGTATCATATTTCCCACTCCCCCATTCTGACAGTCTCCACGCTAAATTCTCTACAGCCTCTGGTAATTCTTTCCAGAAGTGTATTCTATCCATGCACCGATATGCATAAGGGGGTTGATTCAGCCTGTTGAAACGCATCCTACCATTCCAGTGCCAATAAGGTTTGCTAGTCATGTGGCAACTTAATCCTCTTTATGTAGTAGTCAATCTCTAACGATGGTCTGATGTATGCTAGTGTAATAATAGATACTAAACCATCAAATACTGATAGCCAAGATGCTATCCAATGATGAAACTGAGTATACCTCATAGCATTTGCCTATACTGTATCCATCCCTGGAAATTACCAGACCAGAACAATCCATTCCTATCAAAGTGAGTCACTCCGTCTTGATTAAGGTAGTGGTGAACTCCACCTAGCTTTACTATTTTTCCATTTCCTTCCATTGGAGTGCCTTGATGTTCGAAGGGGGACATATGTCCAGCCTCTAGGAGTCTGTCTGCCAGCTCTATGTCCTTCTCAAGGGATGGGGCTGACTTATCGTGATTAAGATAGGAGACACGGGCACAGCGAGCAACAGAAGCCTTCTGAAGCTCCTCTAGTGTAGTACCACTTTCCAAGCTAGCAATCTCATCCATGCTAACAAAAGGCAGGTGCCATTCTCCTGGATGTATTTCTAATGGAGAGCTTCTACTAACAGCAATCTTCATTGTCTTCGCCAGCCTTTGTATTTCAGGCTGTGCATCCTCATGGTCTCTGAGGGTGTAGAAGTTATCCCATTCAGTAGCAGTCACTACAACACTGATGTGAGAATATGGTTCCAACACTCTATTGGCTGTCTGTTTATGCACTTCTAGGCTGTTTAATTGAGAGGCTATATAGACGGCCCCCTCCATACCCTGTTTCCAAATCTCCTCTGCTACCGGCTTATCTGCTGGAGAGAGTTCACCAAGCGCCTGCATCCCCGCCGTGTTCTTCCCCCAATAAGATGGTATTGCCCAATCTCGTTTAAGAGCTGATAACATCTTCATCAGGGGTATCGCACGAGAGCTACTAGCATTCCTACTGAACATCCTATGAGTCATGAACTCGGAATGAATGAACCGTGGATATTGCAGTTGCAGCGTTATCAATTCCTTTCCGGCAGGGGAGACACTATGGGCTACTACCTTAGCGGAAATTGTCATTTTTATTTAGTTTCCTCACGGGATAGATAGGACACATCTTCACAGGGAGAGGCTATCTCCCACTCGTAGGTAGCTACAGCCTCGCTCCACGACACTGAATCTGGGTAGGTGGTGGTGTCTCCCGCAGAGAACCCTACCCCCACGGCTAAAGCTGCTACTGATAGTAATGCTAACATATCACTTCGCCTCCATACAATCATCCCAATAACCGTTAACCCCGCACCACTCATCAATGTCAGTCTCATCTACTGCTAGGTAAGACACATCCTCGCAAGGGTATAGATCTTCCCATTCAATTGCGGCATGTGAACCGCTGATGAAACCACAGAGAAACAATCCAACTGCAAACCCTACTACTGCTTTATACATATTTCATTCTCCTGTAATGTCTTCTATATGTTTAATATCTACTGTGTCAATAAAAAATAATGGATCTGAGGATTCTTCATCATCTCCGAATCCCAATATCCAATTTGTATTGATTCCATCCCACCCAAGGTGGTCTACTTCTTTAACCAATGTCTTTCCATCCTTGAACGTGAACTTGTACTTCTTTGTACTTACTTTCTTTTTGCCACCATCAATAGATCTTAGCATTAAACAATAACCTCAGCTACTTCGCACTTCAAATCTCTTAACTTATTCGATAGCATCATAGTCTCTTTATCTTTATTTTTTCTTATCAGAATAAAGAGGTTTCCATATTTAGCTAGCTTCTTTATCCTTGTATCAGACGGACGGCTATTGAAGAACCCCCTTATAGGGATGCTGTTAAACATAGCCCACTGCTCGCCAACTATATCGACATCGCCAACTCTACCACTGACAACTTCTTTCACATCCCACTTCCAGTCAAATCCCAGTTCATTTAGAGTGTCATCAATGAGTGAGAAAACTGTATCCCGATTGATGTCAATCCGTTTTGTACCAGTAATCACTAGTTTCATTTTATAATCCCCTTTACTAAGAGTTCTTGGTGCAGCTTAATCATCTCTGGTGATAGTGGGGCATTCCATAGATTCAATCCGGGGAATCTAAAGTCAGGCCATTCTACTCTCAGAGATCTTTTCCGCTTTCCGGGGAAATGAGTATCATCATTAGTCCAGCATCTTTCGCTGATAGAAGCGATAGTCCGCATCCAATTATAGCCTCTTGCTCTCCAGCACCATCAATCAGTTCCTCTGGACGTGAATAGCAAGCCCAGATTATCTCCCTAGTAACCTCATCTATTGAGATCTCTTTTTCTACTGCCACCACCTTTGTTAAGTAGGGTGTTGGTAAGCCGGCCTTTGGGGCTGATGGTACTGGATAGACGTGGTAGTGTTTGGCATCTTTACTACCTATCATTATACCAGATACTATGGACAAAAGCAAGGCCATATACCAGAGAAGGGTTATCTTCATTAATTCATACTCTCAGGTCCGTCTACTTCTTCCATAACTAACACAACATTATAAAGCCTATCTCCGCCAGAAATCAGGAGTGTGAAGTTCTCTATTTTTAAGGCCATCATCCTACCAAGCAGAGACTTAAGCGGGGTTTGAAGGATTTCTTGTAGATCTTCTTTCATAGGTAGTTCCTTAAGATATAGTTTAAGCTGTAAGTTTGGTAATCAAATCTCCCATTACCATAAGAGTTAAGCATGACAAGCCCAGACCACCAGTTCTTTGAGCCCTGACTACCCTTTGCATAGTTTGGTATATTGTGCCCATACCACCCCACATTAAGGGCCAATGTCTGCCTATCTTCTTCCCCGTGTCTAGCATAAGTTTCGAAAGCAAGACGATGGGTGTGTCCAAATACAACAGAGTTAACATGATCCCTGGCTGCTGTTTGCATGTAACGCATACCACGCATTGGGTTGTTGCTCCCATCCATAGGAACATGCGTAAACCCTATCCCATTTATGTAAGCATAGTGTCGATAGGGGACTAGCTGCCAGCCGTATTTATTTAATCCTATCTCATCATATATATCAACTAAGTCGATAAGTTGTGGGTTGGATTCTCCATAAATGAACCAACGTCTCTCGTGATTCCCCTCTATGAAAATCTTTTTAGGTTGGTATTGTTTCTTCTTTATATTCTGCCGTCTTGAATTGTGCTCCAATAGTGGGTATTCAATGCGGGACATTGCATCTTCACCAGCAACAAGCTCATTCTTAAACCTTCTGTTTTCTAAAAGAGCTCTTTTGTTTAAGTCCCATTTAGATAGTGCATCTATAGAAAGGAAGTCTCCTATACAAACAATATATTCTGGTTGGTTTTCTAGAATGAAATTGCCTAGTGCATCAAATCTATATAACTCTTGACCTTCTTCTACATGCGGATCGCCTATAACTAAGATTTTTTCAATCATCAAAATACCCGCCAAGATCTTCCGTCACCTGTTTATACTCCTTTTCTAGGAAATGCTTATAGTCATTTACAATATCACTCACAGTCTGTATTGTAAGAACCATATGGTCATGTCCATTAGGGCAACTGTATCTATCTTCTAACACTTCTCCACAAGTGACACATATCATTTTATTCATTTCACTTTTCTATCCTCTCTTTCTTTAGCTGTCTTCTTCTTATGGCACTCCTTACATAGCACCTGGAATGAGTCTGAATCTTCTGGAATAAGTCTTTCTATAAATGGAATTAAGTCATCAAAGGTCTTTAAGCTCCCCACCGGGATGATGTGATCAACTTCAACCTGCTTATCTGGAAACCACCCATCACAGCTATTACACTGATACTCCCATTTCTGACGACCACCCCCCTTATATTCCCTTCGTGCTTTGTACTTTGCTGCAATAAGAGGTTTCCAGTACCTATAGTGACGCCTTAAAGCAGATCTTAAACCCGAAAAAAATTGACTCTCTGTTTGTGTTCCACCATTTCTATTTTTAATAGTCAGTGAACAATCCCCTCCCCATCGCATGTCTGGCATATATCGCCCATTACATACCCAGACCCATTACAGATAGGACATAGCTTAGGTCTTGAAAAAGATCTGGGGTGATAGTGTCCTTTCTTTTTCCACCTATCATCCTCGATCAATGCTGTATTCCTCTTATTTAGAGGATGTAATGTTTGTTTCCTGGTACCCATTTATCTTCTCTATTTCTTAACATCCATAAAAGATTACCGACCTCCTCTATTTTATCTGCCTCATCCCCATAAGCAAGTAAACAATGCTCATACATCTCCTCTTCCGTCATCATCTCATCAATTGGATTGAGGTGTTTAGCTTTGAATACTTTTCTCCCTGTAATCTTATATAGACCCGGGATATTGTCCGTTGTATCCCCAGATAGGAGCTGCTTATAAAAGCTTCTACAACCCTCTAGCGGTGTGATAAGAGCCTTTCTTTTCTTGTTGGGCCAATATCTCCACCCAGGCACCATATTTAAGTCTTTATCATTGGTACATATAATGGTAGAGTGTTCTTCATACAAGGGCCACTGCCCCATTGACATCCCATCATCAGCCTCTGCACTCATTATTATCTCACTTTCCCAGTTGTTTGTCAAGTATTCCTTTATCTCTGAGTAGTAGATTGGTTTGTGAGCCTCATCACGGTTGCCCTTGTAAGGCAGGATTGATGCTAACCCCAGCCTAAAGTTGTTTGGACCAGTAAAGAATCCTATAGGGCGATGAGCACCACTCATTTTTAGGATGGTTAGGATGTAGTTACGGGCATTAGATAGGGCAATATGGAGGGTTTCAGATTCAATCTCTGGAACTATTGTCATATCTTCTTGATCATTCACCCACTCTACTGCCTGCTTCTTGTACTGAAAGGAGGCTATATACTCCTCCTCTCCTTCTAGATAGACACGGTAGGTGGTATGTTGTGAACTAAAACCAGCTTGATAAACAACTTCATCAAAGTCTATTAAGGCTGTTACTACACCACTCGCCATATTAAGATCGCTCTGTCTTTATGTTCTTTCTTATGTAAGATTTGGATTAACCCTACATCCCTAGCAAACCAGTAGTTATAAAAATGCTGCTTACCTGGAATATTATGCTCTACGAGAGAGGTGCGAAACACATCCTCATATTTCCCCCACTTATTATAATGCCTGAGGGTCATATAAGTCCAATCAAACTGCTCATTGATAATAGAGTTATAGTTGAATATCTCACTGCTACCTATAATTATTTCATCTGGAACAGGAGAAGAAGTTATAACAGGAATGGGAGGCCACTCATAGATAGCATCATATTTTCCCTCACTCTGTACAGCATTAATTTCCCCAAAGTAGGGCTTCTCTACTCCATTAATAACCTCAACATAGTTATGCCACCCTGGACAAAACTCTTCCTGGATAGGGCTACATTGCTGATGTACGTACATTCTTCCATATTTATTAATAATCTCCTCCATCTTGAAGATTCTATCCCCAATCAACTCTCTGTTACCAGCATCCACTTCTGTTACAAAACTATCTTTAATATCTACATCTGTATAAGCCATCCTAAAAAGGCTTTTATATTCTTTGAAGTATGACATCATATAACCCTCAACTCATATGGTGTAAAGATTATTTCATTATTATCTATCACCATAAATTGATCATCAGTACATTGGTTAAAGTAATTCAGACCAAATGGAGTTAACTTTTCTGAATGATCATTGATGCTTATTTCTTTAGAAGAAGTTTCACTCAGAATTACCCAAGCATAATTATGGTTTGGGAACTCACTACTCATTGCAACCACATCGCCAATCTTTACTTTAAGAGTCATTTCTATTCTTCCCAGTTATTCTCATTAACACCCAAAAGGAAGCTATTGACATCTTCCACCTCACCCAATCTACCAGTCTCTTTATCATAGAAGAGGTGGGTGGCTACTCCAGTGCTACCTGAATATCTATTCTTCAAGACTCTCATCTTAGTGAGGTTCTGTCTCTTCTCATCTTCATCTTGCTGGTTACGTTCACCCGCTATTGATATGTCTGCTAAGTGGGCTATACTACCAGAGCCACGAAAGTGTGACAGTTCCACCTCCGCGCCCTTCTCGTGACCTTTACCGGATGGTCGTTTCAGGTGTGTTACAATAAACATACCGGCTCCAGTCTCTTCAACAAGACTCCTGCATCTTGTCATTATAGTGTCAATTGCAATTCGTTCATTCTCACTAATCTCTCCACTATCTGAGACAACAATAGAGATGTGGTCTAGGAAAATCCATTTGCATTCCATAGCCTTTATCATATAACGGATCTTAGAGAGAAGGTTCTCTTCCGAAGTAGATCCCCAATGATCATAAGCAACAAACCTTCCAGTCCCTATCGTCTTATCCCAAAGGCTTTTTACTTCTGCGGTTGTGATGTTACGGTCTTTACGTTCTTCCCTAATGTGGAGAGGAGCATTGGCTTCTATAGAGAGAATGCCCCAGTTGGTACGACCAACATTCTCTTCTAGAGCTAGAATACCAATATTATCCTCTGTGTTTTTGAATAAATGGTATTGAAGTTCCCTCATAATAGAAGATTTCCCCAATCCACTACCGCTTCCTATCACAACTATCTCTCTAGGACGGATACCATAGAGCTTCTTATTCAGTCCACTCCAGGGGTAGGGAATAGATAGTGTGTTGTCACCTTTCCACAGCTCATCCCATGTCTGAGATAGACGAACAATACCATCAGGTCTGTGTTCCTTTGCAGAGTTAATTGCCTGTAGGAACTCTGTCTCTTTGTCAGAAAGGAGTAGTTCGTTTGCATCCTTCCCTGACTTGTAAGATGCTATCTTAACCTTACCGGGGGACAAGACTTCTGCAACATCTTTTGCAGCTTGCTTACCGGGATCATCCATATCAAAAGCCAAGACAACATTAGAGAACGATTCAACAAACTCCATATTATCCTGTACTGCACGTTTTGCACCCGATGCCCCATTAGGTATAGAAACTACAGCATAGTTTTTACTCTTCCTAAAGAGCATCTCTTTAGCTGCTAATGCATCAAACTCTCCCTCAGTTATGATGAGAAGCTTATTGCCAGCTTGTACATTCTGTTGTCCGAACAGCTCTGCATTACGAATATCCCCAACAGCCCAGAACCTCTTCTCTTCGAGAGATCTTACTTTCCAACCAACAATTTCTCCCTCTTTGAAGTATGGAAAGTATACTGTCTTTGGCAGTCCATTATTCTCATCACACTCTACCTTGCATCCAAATATCTTCATGACATCCTCACCTATCCCCCTTGATGGGATGTCTAAAGATCGCAATGAGCTTATGTTAAGTTCTGGCATAGTTGTTTGGATTATAGTGTCCTCTGGTTTTTCCACATCCCTGATGCTTTTCTTACATGAGAAACAGTAGAAGTTAACCCTCCCATCCTCATGCTCATAGATTGAGCCAGCATCACTGCTACCACATGCATCACAGGATGTGTGCTTAATAAATTTAGACTGGGATTTCGTGGTAGTCGCAACCTTCATATATCTCAATCCTTGTTGGGAATCTTATAGACTTTATACTTGCCCATCCCCCTTCAACCAGATAAACTCTTGTTTGGGAGATTTTCTTTATATGTGAGATACGCCTCCCATTGGTGAAGTTTATCCCATTCTTTTTTATTACCGCCCTTCCAACTAGATTGACGTTTTGCATAGTAACCCCCACCAGAGACGGTGGGGGCCTCCTAAGTTAGACGTTATCTAAAGCAACGGACAGTGGCGATCCCTCAAAATCCACTGCTTCAGTACACACCTCCCTCATCCAATTGGGAAGCATCTCATACATATTCAAATCAGGATCGTAGAAGTCGAAGAGGATTACCTCGTTTTCCAGTGCAGGAACATCCAGTTCATCTGGTGCTGGAGAGATGTTGATGATGGAAGTACCGCCGTTACTGTTCTTCCCTAAGACACACATAACAGTCTTATCAACAAGTGTGCTATAGTCACAATCATCCATCAGACTATCAAGCATCTTAAAGACATTACTGTTCTCATATCCATACTGACCGGACCCGATCACCTTGAAGCGTTTACTCAGCCACTTGGGCTTACTCTCCCCATCAACTTCAACACGGAGTTTAGGGAACTCCACCATAACAAAGAACTCTTCTTTCGGTGGCTTTTGCGGCTCTCCCTTCCAAGCCATCTGCTTCTGCTTTCCAGTAAGCACTACACCAACAATCCTACCCATGTAGGTACCGGGTTTGATTTCAGGTCCAGAGGGACGGCGGGCTGCATCTTTCCTGTCTTTCATGTTAAAGGTCATTCATTTTCTCCTAATGAGTGTCTTTCCAATTAGCCCCAATCTTTGCATCAGCATCTAGGGGTACGTTCATGTTGAAATATTTTCCAGCTTCTCTTATGCTTTGTATAGCTAGAGCAGCATACAAATCAGCTTGCCCAGGATCGACGTCTGCCTGGGCCTCATCGTGCATATCAATTACTTTCACTGCATCTATGTTATATTTCCCTACCCGTTTGTGCAACCACACCATCGACTGCTTCATCACAATGGCACCATCGGATTGGAATCGGTAGTTCAGCAAATCACTCTGCTTCCTGATATAAATCTTTCTACCATCCAATCCTCTTATCCACCCATATTTTTTCCAAAACCTCTCTAGTCTAGCTTTCAGTACAGCTAATGGATTGTCACTACTCCAAAAGCTGTCAAATATCTCTTTGGCTTTCCTCTTTGAGATGTTCAGTGTTTTACTTATCTTATCAGGATATGCCCCATATGTCAAGGCATACTTACCACTCTTCGCTATATCCCTCGATACTCCCCACTTCTCAGCATTTGGTGTATGTACATCTCCTGTTATCAGGTTGGTAGCATAGTCACTGTTGATGCTAAACGTCTCATGAGCCTCCATTCTAGCCTCAAGACCCTTAGCATCATGTCCTACCAACACCCTCCCCCTTCTTGCCCTGAATAGGCTTCTACACTGTTTACCGAAGTAGACACTCTTGCTGGCTTTAGGGACATTCACAACCCCACTGTGTCTCATTCTAGCTGTTGGTGTTCCCAGTGAGTTTGCAGAGGCGGCTATTGTACCATCTTCTCTCACCCTTGACAACCACCCTCTTATAGAGGATAGCCTCATAGAAGCTTTGAGGTAGAGGGAGATAGTTGGCCCTATGCCTATTGTTAGACTGTCATAAGAAGATTCTGTAAGTTTAGGGGAGGTTGGTATAGGTTGCTTATTTTCATCATATATCACCTTCCCACTCTTATCCTTTTTATAATTCCACTCATCAGGTTTCCATCCAAGCTTGAACAACTGTTCCTTCAACTGCTTCTCACTGTCAAGCTTGGGCTCCAGAAACAATACTCTACTGAATGGACCACTAACCACCTTAGATTCCTCTTCTCCCCCCATCCACTTTACTGTTAGGGCGGTGTAATTGCCATCTGCTTTGAATGGCTTCACTGGTTTGTCATAGGGAGAGACGACGTTGAAAGATAGGTGGGTTCTCACTTGTTCATACAACACCTCACACTTCTTTTCCAGATAGGATATGTACCTCTCTGCCCTACGCTTGTCAAAGTAAACCCCAACATCCTCTTGATCAGCTATTATTGCTGCTACATACTGTTCAAGAAGGAGTGGTCTCCACCAATTCACCATCTGTTGTAAGCCTCTCTAAGCTATTGTGGACAGCTACCCGCTACCCTGGTATAGGGTGAACACTGTAAACGCCTTACAGGGGCTTACAGAGGGTCTTAGGGCTACCAATTGATGATACCTTTGCCCCTTAGCATCAGCTGGTTATTGATTTCGGAGAAAGGACGGCTTCCGAACCACCCCCTACTAGCAGAAAGCGGGGAGGGGTGGACAGTGGAGACGACATAGTTACCTCCCTCTAACAGCTTCTCTTTTTCTTTTGCTACATTTCCCATAAGGAGGAACACAATGTCGGGGTTGAAAAGAGAGAGGGAACGTAAGAGCCCATCTGTCGCCTCTCTCCACAATTCTGTATGTGAACCAGGAACACCAGCTAGACAAGTGAGGGAGGAGTTGATGAGGAAGACTCCCTGTTCCACCCATCTTTCTAAATCCCCACTATACTCTCTCTCCTCATAGTAGTAGATGTCCTCATCCAGTTCCTTGAAGATATTACGGAGAGAAGGGGGGAGTTTGTTAGAGGGGCTACTGAAAGCTATACCATCTGCTACAGCAGGATTAGGATAGGGGTCTTGTCCTACTACTACCACCTTAATGTCAGCAGGCTTAAGCATCCCGAAGACCCGGAATATTTTATCATGTGTTGGAGAGATTGTCAACCCCTCTATCTGTTTCAATATAGGGGAACATTGTTCCTCCGTAATGAAGTCTTCCCAACCCTCTAACTCTTTCACTTCTTACACTCCTCAATGCACTTTGAATATAGCCTCTCTGTTATGAGGACATCCTGTTCACATCTGTGCAGCATATTAGGCTCCCATACATCCCATTGCTCTTGCTCGGGCTTCTTCACTCCAAACCGCATTCCCCAAGCCTCTATTGAGTGGGGCTTTGCTTTCCCCTTCCACCCATTAGGCACCTTTAGCTGAGGCCAAAGCATCTTGGAGAGGATGAGGGTGTCTATGACCATGTGTATTGGGATGGAGATGTCTGCCACTTTCTTCAACAGCCACCTATCATATTGGATGCCATTGTGCATCACTAGTGTTGAGTTAGGTGGAATTGAGATGCCATCCCCATAATTGAAACGAATGATGGTGTCGGTTCCATATTCCTTTAAAACACCGCACCATATCCTATCCGCATCCGGGCGTAATCCATTAGCCTCAAAGTCAGCTATAAATATTGTCATCTTCTGGGTCTACATCTTCGTAGTCATCCCACAGATTTTCATCCTGACGATAATAATCAAGGAAAGAACACTCTTCTTCCTTATTAAAATCTAATTCGGAAAATTCGTCTTCAATATTAAACATTAGAGGTTGGCCCTATGTAATTTAGATAATAGATGTTACCTTCTTGTACTTCTTCGTACAACTCTGGGTTGCTCCAATCAGCGAACCTCTCTAACTCACCGTCTCTAACCAGCATAATTTTTCCATACAGACAACGCCACCTACTTTCACTATGCTTAGTAAAAACCCGATAGTCTTCTATATTCATCACCCGGAAACGACCTTGTAAGGTGTGGTTGCAGATGTATTCCCCCGGAAAGAATCTTGTCCAAGAGTCATCAATAAAAAATATCTTACAGCCTTTCGTTAGAAAAGCCCTGATATTTTCTGCAAACTTATTCTTGGGGCTTGTGAATACACCCTCACCAAAGGACGCAACAATACCAGAATTATGATGCACAGCATCGCTATCATAGATGTCAACACCAGCTGGATTGTCCACTCCATCTGTAATAAGAGATGCATTGTTAACCATCCAACTTACTGTTACATGCTTAGTGATGTCGTTCCATGCATCTCTATCTTGTCCATAAATGTTCTCTTCTACAAAGTCCTGAAGTGTAGATCCAGTTCCATTATAGGAAAGAAGACGCAAGAGAAGGGTGAGAAGGCTTATGTATATTGTGTATGATTGCCAGAAGGCATCGGCTTCTACAATTATACCACCTTCTATATCCCCCACAATCCTTACATCTGTGTCGTTACAGATGTTCACCTCCTCTTCTAAGAGATATAGGTGAGCTTTTATATTCTCAATCTGGCTTTTTGGGCCAGTGAGCATAAGCCTTGTAGCATCTTTATCAAGGGGGTAATTTGCTACATCATAGGAGAAACCATGCTTCTTTTCTGGGAAAGGAAGTACACTATTTGGCTTATAGTTTTCCACTAAGACCTCATTGAAGAAGTCTTTACAGAGAACTGAGGAGTGCAGTTGCACATAGCTATCGTCCCCTTCCTTGGAGACAAAAGCCATTCGAATTGCTTGAACCTGGCCGATCTCAATAAGGTTAAGGCTGCCATCTGTGTACTTAGTAAGCTGCAACATAATCTTTCACCTCTTGCAAATACTTCTCAAGTGTGGTACCATATAGTCCTGGTGCAGTATTGATTTCCAATATGTACCAAGCATCATAATGCTGATTATATATAACATCTACTGCACCGAATGTCAACCCAAGGAGAGCAACGCTATCAACACACCAGCCCTTAACGTGATCAGGGACATCGACTCCTTCACGGCAATACACCCAACCCGTGCTATGGTTCCTCACTTGATAGTCAGCTTTCTCTGCTGCTATTCGCTTCTTCTTTTGTGCAACATCTATCACCTTATCACCAAATACATGCACCCTATATTCATCCTTCTTCTTGATGTATTTGGTATAGAGGGGGGCTATCGGAAACTCTTCTCCTTCAACTCCATATTCCACACCCCCATAGATGAGCTTTATGCCATCCCCCGTGTGTCCTTTCAGTTTCGTCCTAGCTAACCATTCCAACTTGTAGTCAGCTCCAAGAGAATCTAAAACATCTTGGGGGTTAGTGGTGTACTCTGGCATTGGAACATCTTCTGATATGATTTGATAGGTATTGAGTTTATTTGCTGCCATATCTACTGACAGGGGATCATTCAACCATAACTCAACCTTATTTTCATCATACCACAGTGGTGTAGTAGTGCATCCCCAATTTAAGATGAGGTGATTGGAGAAATGCTTGTATTTTCCATCAGGCTTAACTCTCTTTGTGTTGAGCCTTTCAGCTAACGCCTTAGCACTACTACTGTACAGTTTGTACGGGTACAGGATAATTTTCTTCTTCACCATCATCATCTCCTAAACGGTCATGACAGTCTTTACAAATAGGCTCACTGCCCAGATCACTATACAACCAATGGACAACATCCCCATCAAAAAAGGAAGAAGAGCATATACAACACCCGTCCTTGGTGAGATCAAGCCACTTCTTTTTTGTAACCTCACCAGACGGCCCCATATACTTCTTCTGTTTGGTGACACTCCTCACAAACACCTGTCGTTCTATATCATCGACATATTGTATGCCCTGCACAATACCTTCAAGTGTATCGCCAAGGGAGACATTAAAGCCCTTATCTACCCCGTGTGCTACGACAGTGGTGGCGCTTTCAGTCGCTCCATAGAGAGACTTTTTTCCTTTATTCTTCCCTTCTTCTACCCGAATGACATCAAACTTGACACTATCGCCAGTTAGAATGACATCATCTTTATCCCACTTCTCGCTCTTAGTGTAGGAATTACTCCACTTACCCCGAGACCAGTTGTACCCATATGATGGTTTCTTCTCCATCATATTGTACTTAATGGAGGTGAAGTCTTTAGGATCTTCAGGCTTAAACTCATGGATATAGCCGGATGAGAGGTCATAAGTCTCTTCAACTGTAAGCTTATTCCTCTCTATCACCCACTCCAACATCTTATCTTCACTACCAAAGATAACCAAATCCAGCTTTTGTATGAAGACTACATACATAGGCCGGTCGTCGTTGCGGGCCATTCGTAGTATGCCATCTCTTTTATCCCACCATACTATCGAGTAGGCACCACCGATAGATTCTAACACTTTAGAAGCATCCTCAGAACTAAGGGCTTCGATAAGATTCTCACTATCGACCCCGCTCTTTGAATGACCTAGTACAGATATGGAATCCAGTGTACCATTATGAACGCCAACAACATCCCCAAACTCAAATGGATGTGCATTCTTGTCTATAACAGAACCCTTCGTGGCCCACCTGTTGTGGCCTATACAAACATCATAATTCCCCACTTCTGGTAGAATTCTCCTAGAGAAGACACTAGTGTTGAGGAAGTCTTGAGCTGGGATTGCTCTCTTATAGGAAAGCATTTCCTCCTTATTGATCACATTTGGTGAAGCCAATGCTATACCAGTGGAATCAAAACCACGGAGGGCATCTACATAAAGCAGCTGCTGTAATATAGCCTTAACCTCAGTGTTATACTGATATCCCTTATTCCGAATGTAGCCTACAATACCGCACATTGTTAAAGACCCTCCTCAAGTTCATGTTCAGGCATCTCTTCATCTTCTTCCTCTCCCATATACTCCTCCTCCTCTCCATTAGTTTCCTCAATAAGCTCATCAATAGGACTATAATCTAAACCATTCTTCTTGGCATAGATCTTGATGAGCTTAAGTTCATCTGGAGTATTAAGATACCTATTATGGTTGAAGTAGGCAGAGCTTCTGTTAACGATGGTTGCAGAGAATAGGAAATCCTGAGCTATCCTCGCACCCTGTAGTAAATCTTCTATATAACCTGGGTAGGAGACATAGTCTGCCATCTCCCCAAAACAATCTTTCACCCATCGTTCAAAACCAATGGAAGATATATCTGATGGGAGATTGGTAGTGTCCATCACTTTGGAAGACTCTTTTAGCTGGATGAGAGTCTTCACCCAATTCTTGATACGAGTGGCATCTGCTGTGCCCTCATGGTGGCGGAGTTCAACTGTTCCAAACTTCTCCAGGGAGGATGAGTTGAAGGCTGAATATTTTGGGGTGTTTAGGTAGGCTTTTACAGCAAAGTTTCGTAGTATTCTTGTCTCGAACAGGGGGAGGAAATCCTCCCTATGTGTCGTCCCTATTGGGAGACAATAGATGTTATTATCCCTCTCTCCAGATACCTTGAACAATATCTTCTCTACACATATATACAATGTGAGGAAAGATATGAATTCCTTAAGGGTCATATAGTTCATGCTCAAATGAACATGGACACTGGTTCTTTCGCTGAGAGATGGCTCCCCATCCCACTCTTTAATAGCCTCTTCGAATACATCAAAGGCTACCTGCAAGTCCTTCCCATAGAATCCCTTCGAGGTTTTTATTTCCATCCCATTATCCCTTAATGATCCATCATCGGAAATCACCCAATATTTGTTAAAGATTGGATTCCTTGGATGGAAACCCCTCATGTTTTCCAACTCAATCTCAACCCCAACTTTAGTCTTTGTTGGGAATTCTTCACAGACTGAGAGTGCATACTCCTCCCTCTCAATCTTTCCGTATATATCAGCCATATGATTAGACAATTAACACCTCCCGACCGAATTCAGCTAGCTGCTCTTGCATAAACATCATATCCTGTGTGAGGATAATCTGCCCCGCTCTGTTGATATGAGAGACAATATGCCTTCCCTTATGGATACAGATTCTATTTGGAGCAGCTTTAATCCCCAAATGCCACTCCCTGTCTATAGAAGCAGCAACTCTCAGATTGTTCTTCACCAACCATAGGGCTTTATCAAACCCGTAGTGGGTGTTATTGAACAATGACTCAAGAAAGGAGTAGTTGTGAATGCCCCTATCCAATTGTGGCACCCCCAATATCTTCCTCTCTAGTAAGTATGGATCTATGGTGCAGATGCTATCAGCTTGCAGTGTGGTTCTCCACTGCTTTTGCCTCCTCCTCTCCACCCAAAGAACCAACCCAGTTTCGGTATTGATGGCCCCTAATTCGGGGTAGTCTAGGATGAGACTCTCATCTCCAACATCCAATTCAATCTGTTTCTCTTCTCCATTCTCAAACAGATTGCACATAAATGTCATGTCATCAGTACAGTTTGTTATGAGGACCGGGAGAAGCTTCCCATCTTCTCTTTGATAGGCTACATATGTACCCCGATGCCTTATGTTGTAGTCATGCGGAGTTAGGTTGTACATGGCACCTCTATCCCCAACTTATTCATAATGGATGCTGCCCTGTCAAGTGAGTGAGTGTTGATGATGGTGGGAATATCCTCATCCCATTCCACTTCATGTCGCCTATCCATAGCCTCTTTTGTAGCCTTATACACCCATTCTGTCAGGGCCTTATTCCCCACCCAGAAGTTGGAGAGGCTACGATATTCAATCCCGTGAACACCGGGAAAATATTCTTTTGTACGGAAGCATCCAGCCTTCCCATAGAGGCTACGTCTACGCTGATCCTTGTCGAGAAAGAGGGAGGGGAGTCCTAAGAAAGCATCCATTGCCTTGACAGCCGGGACTACTTCTGCCAACTCATTGCCTCCTTCAAAGGAGACATGAATATGGCCGCCAGCAGTACGGAGGGGGGAGGATGAAATGTTCGGTTTTTCGTTAACCGCCAACACCCAAATATCGAAGTCTGGTTCACACCCCGCAATGAGGGCGCTCGGGTGGGACAATTCTTCTTCTTCATACTCAGCACTCCCTAGTGCCACATATGATAGGCCGTGTACAGCAAGATGATTGCTAACATCGTCCAATACGGAATGGACGGATTTGACAAATTCATTTTCTCCTCCTTCAACTAAATCAACTGGAGAAGAATTGAACTCCACCAGCACGTTGTCTACCTGTATCCAACCATGTTCAGTTTTTGATGGGTTGGATTTAGTACCATCAATCAACCCAATGACCGACCGAGGGATACCATTACCATCTACAGCAATCAACTCAACATCTGTGCCTATCTTCACTTGATGTCTCCTAGCTTCTTCACCCATTCATGTACAACTAACCACCCCAAATCACTCCTCTTCATCCATTCGGGATGCCATTGTACTCCCAAACTTTTAGTATCCTTCCAGTAGACAGCCTCCACCTCTCTACTTTCTGGAAGAACACTCACACCCATCTCTTTTTCATCTCCTCCAATATAGCGAGAAGATCTGTTTTTGGAGGAGAAAGCAAACACCTTAAAGCCCTCTCCACCGGGAACCATCATCTGATGGTGGGATGATGTCACCTTAAAGTGTTTACCGTTCTGGATCTCAACACCATGGTTCTCCATTCCGTGGCCTGTTACGTCCTGTATCAGTTTGCCCCCATTCATTGCACACAGGAATTGAGCCCCCCTACAGATACCAAACATCGGGATGCCTGCATCTTTAGCCATATAAAAAACCCTGGCTTCCTTCTTATCCCTTTCAATGTTCACGCCGGAACAATGGCGGGATTGTGCCTCATTGTATAGGGCTGGTGCCAGATCCCCTCCACCGATAAAGTGGACTAAACTATACCCATCTACTTTTTCAGGTGTGAGTGTTTCGTGTACTTCAAATCCACACTCAGCGATAAATGTTGAATAACCTTGATATCGCTGATTGGTTACTACCAATGCTTTCTTCTTCACTTGTCAAGACCCTCTAGGTGCTTTACAGCATCATCAAATTTGTTTTCTTGGAGTTCATCGCTTTCCATTATACGGTAAACGTATTCGTTGGGGACTTCTCCAACTGTATGGATTGTCTTAACGCCCCTCATCAGAGAGTCTCTGGAGACCCTAGAGATGCTATATGGGATGCATACATGCCCATGTCTGCTCATCAATATCGGTTTCTTTGTTTCCCTATTGAAGTAGTGAGCCAGCACAAAAGAGGTGTTAGGCCCAAACCCATCTACACTCTCAAAAGAAAGAATCCGATCAACAAGGGATGGTTGCTCCCATTTATACCTAATGGGAGAGAAATACCAAAGGGCCTTTTGAATACTCCAGCTATTGACATAGAAAGGAACTTCAAAAGTCCATCTTGGTTTAAGAACAAAAGACATCTCCGGGAATAGCGTAGTACACCGCTTCAAGAAAAGTCGATAGGGTGTGTTGGGTGTTCTGGCTTCACTTGATGCGGGGTATGCCGTAACACCACTCGGAACCGGAAAACCACGGAGGGGGGCTAAACATGCCTCGTTACAGAGTACTTTTCCGTTTGGAAAACGGATGTTAATATCATCATTCATTGGGGAAAACCTTGGAAGAGGGATAAGCGTGAGGGAGGGGGGCCTTCCTTGGCCGGTGGGTATTAGTCCTCATCTCCGAGGGCTTGGAGGAACACCAATTCGTCTAAACACGGCCCGGGGTCTTGAGCATAGAGGTACTCATCCTCTTCCTCATAGTCCGGGCTGAGATAGCTGAAGAGATACTCGGCCATCTCAATCAAACTCAGCAACCAGGTAATTGTTGCCACGGTCGCTATATGACCAGACATCTCCACCAACTGTAACGGCCTTCTTCTCTCCGCCGCCGGTGACGACGAAGTGGGAGACCTTCTGAATCACGGGGACAACACTGCCCTTGCTAACCCGAAGCCCGGTCTCAATCACCAGCGGCTTGACGGGGATAGATTTGAAAACACCCCGGTACTTTGGAAAATGCTTTCTGTGGAGCCCTGCTTCAATCATCGCTCGATGCAGATTCATATTGATGTCCTCGACGTAGGGCCCATCTTCATTTCCATAATGAAAAAATGAGCAAAAAAAATACTACGGTGTGGGGTTGAGAGTCCATTCCCAACCCCAGTTAGCCTAGCCGGCAGCCTTCAACAGTTCCTCGACGCTCCCGAGGCCTTTATCGTTAGCCGCCTTAACAGCCTTCTGCTTCCATTCCTGGAACTTCTTGCCGTTGATCACGGTGGCGTATGCCTTCCTGAAATCAGCCAACACCTCATCATCGGAGGGGATTGGATCTCCCAAGAAAGCCCGCTCCGCCACCACCTTTGCGTAGTTGTTGATGGACGGCTGCTCCGGCACCTTGAACAGGTCAGACACCACCTTGTGGTGCCAGCCTACCTTTCGAAGGTTCTCACGCCACTTGGCGTTGTAGATGCCATCTTCCGGCTTCTTGGTGACATCACCGTTCTTGCCGATGTTCAGCAAGCAAACGTCAGTGATCCACCGCTCCACTCCAATGGTGGTCAACGCCGTAGCATTGATGTCCCGCCTCACCTTCACATACTGGCTGAGAAAATCGAGTTGATCCCGCATCACACAATGAGGCACCAACTTTCCCAAAGCCTTATGCAAGCCTTCGTGAGACTTGTCAACCAATGCAGCAGCAGTCAAGGCTTCCGCCAACATCAGTTCACCAGCTTTCTGTTTTGCCATTTGCTTTCTCCTAAAGTTAACTTTCGAGGATGCAGACTGAAACAGTCAACATCCCGCAAAGATGAGCGTTAACCTTTTGGAGTAGTTAGTCCACCCTTCTATCACCAGAAGGGGTGACACGTCCCTGTGCGCCTTTCTATCCTTCCTTATGGAAGTAGCGGTAGAACTCGTCAAAACCACCCATCAGTGTGACTCCGCTGGCCTTGTGTTTCAGCACGATTGCGCCGTATTTGCTAACTTCAGCTTGCCAATCGAGATCCCACAGCCGACCAACAACATCACGGAGCATGAGATACACAACCGTCTTAACGTCAGCTGAGGTGTTGTACACTTTCACGCTGCCTTCTTCCATTTTTCCATCCTCGTCTAGTGACACAAGGGTGGACTAACTAGGCTAACATGGCATCCAGCGTTGTGGTGGTCCATCTTCCTCTATGTATGTGGGGGATCTACAATGCAACATACGCCCCCACAACGGATATGTTGCACAAATGAGACACAGGCCCCAAAGCGGCACAGGGGGAGACAAGGGGGAGACAAGGGGGAGCATCAAGCCCCCGACCATGCCGGCCGCCCCGGCCCCCCCGTACCACCGGGGGCCTATATTACTGTGCCGGGTGATTGCCATTAACTTTGTTAATAGCTATAAATGAAGTTTATGGAAACTTTCGGTGTATGAAAAGATATGGGGGGGTGCTATACTTTCCCTTGAGCCCCCCTGATTGGCAGGGGGGGAGAACAGAGAGAGAACAAAGATGAAAACTCAATACCAAGCGAACCTAAACGCCCTTTCGTTTGTTCCCTATTGGGATATAGGCGTTTGGCAGTATCCGGGAAACACTCAATTCAACCCTGAATTCATAGAAGGGGTAAAGGAATGGGGCAACAGAAAGCCCGAATACGGATTTGTGGACTTGCCCCCCCGGGGATTCAATTGGAACAAGGAAGCATTCACTCTGCCCGAATATGGGGTGTTCAGGGAATGGCAAGCCCCAATAGCGGACGAAGGGTTTTGTTATTTGGCATCCCCTAAGAGGCATTTGATTTCCGACATTCGGGCATTGGCAAATAAGGGGGAGATGGAATTCAATGATTGGTATGCTTATGGAAAAGCGAATAGCGATGCTCTGGGGAATGATCCCGGAATGGATAATAGGGTGATAGAAAGATGGGAAAGGAATATCCCGAATGAGGAAAAGATTGAACGGGTATTGGAGGGGCACCCAAACGCCGATGCTATTCGGGGAGTGTTGAATAGCTGGCATGAGGGAACAGAGATCAATGCAGGCTGGGCCATTGTGCCGGTTGAGGGGGCAAACGAATGGAACACGCTAACGGATAGGCTCACTCTCTCGCTCTCTCGTTCTGACGATGAAAACGAATGGATGGATGATTGGGTAGAGAGAGAAGAATTGACAGATCGGGAGCATAGGCCGGAATCGGGGGGAATGCGGCTTTCTGGACTTGGAAGCGATTTCTCTAACGCTAAGTATGGGGTAGATAAGCTGGCCCGGTGGAATTGCCCCATTGAACCAGATGCAAGACATCCGGAACCCCGATTGAATGAGAGCGGGAATCCATTGATGGGGTTCAATGGAGTGAAGGCGGAAAAGGGATGGGAGACAGTTAGAAGAGCTAGAACGTGGGGAATGATGGGGCTGAACGAAAAGCAAATAAAGAGCCTTCGAGTGAAGGCGGCGAAAGTGAAGTCTACGAAGAAGAACGCCGAAAGGGTTGGCAATGAAGTGAAGAAGATCGGGAGAGGGAAGCGGCAAAAGGTCGATTTTAATGCTGTGTTCAATTCAATGAAGTAATCCCATTAGCCCCCAATTGGGGGCTTTTTTTGCCTGGAATTCAGGGGGGCAATGCCTCGCGTTCAGGAATGTGGCTACAAGCCCCTGTAAGCCCCTGTGAGGCGTTTGTAGCTCTCATGGCTACCCTAGCCCCTGTAAGCCCCAGAAAGCCCCTGTAAGCCTTTGTAAGCCCCCTATGAGCCTATGTGGGGGTATTCACCCCTGATTTTTGAGCGGCACAATGGAATCAAGGGGATGGGAGGGAGGGGGAGAGTTTGGGGCTTTTGGGGGCCCTTGGAGCCCCCCCCGGTAGCTTTCAGCCCCCAGATTGCAACCAGGTCGCCCCCTGTTTAGTTCCTATTGACTAATTTCCTAGTTGGTTAGCTACTAAGAAGCTCCCGATCAAGGCAATCTGGTTCCTATTGTCTAGTTTCCTAGGATGTTGGGAATGAGAGAGTAGGCTTCCTGTCTGTCTGTTTCCTAGGATGCTAGCGAGGGGGGCAGGGGCCGGGGGTAGGCCATCGCGGGGGGATGTACCCCCTTCTCCATTTTGTCCATTTTTGCTTGTGCCACTTCCCTCCTCCATAAAAGCTTGACATTGCCCCCCTGTTATGGTATAATATAGGGTACAAAGGAGTGAGAAAGGCCCTCTGATACCCGGAGGATGGGAATATGACACGGAAATGGGGTTTGAGACTACCCCTGTATCCCAAACAGGCTGAAGACGAAAGTCTTCCAACACTTAAGAGACCTCGGGGAAAACAATCCCTAGTGAGAGTAGCTAGCTCTCCGCACCCAGAGTGCCAATTCTAGCGCCTGATAAAGCCCAAGTCTCCCTGGTGCTGACGCTGCGTATGCAGGAAGCTATATAGTATATAGTTTTCCCCAGGTATATGGGTTTCTTTTGCCTCTTAAAAAGCTTCTGTTAGCTTCTGGGGGCATTAAGTAGCCCCTTATCATTTAGATTCTTAACTGAATAGCATGAACTCTACTCTACCATTAGACCTTCGAGGGAAGCTAGAGAGGATGAGGGGGAGACCTCTCACTGATCGGCAGGCCACCTTCCTATCTCTCTATTACAAGCATGACTTTGATGTTAAGGCTGTCAAGAGGGAGATGGAATTAGACAGTGGGGCTCTCCCAGACCTCATCCGCACCCTCAAGAAAGAGATGGTGGAGATGCTGGAGTTGAAGTTAGTTGAGCAGGCTGGGAGTGCTATAGGGGCTATTAACGAGATATTGATTAGCGATAAGCCTGTCCCCAATATTTCCACCAAACTACAAGCTGCTCAAACTGTATTGGATAGGATTGGGATAGTTAAGAAGGAGAAACTGGAAGTGGAGCATACAGGACAGGTTGGTTTATTTGTTCTTCCTCCCAAGAGTGATGTAGTGATAGAGGGTGATATAGAGGATGCCACGTACTCCGAAGCTTAATAATGTCCCCCCCGAGGGAATAGAACAACTTCGGAAGCACCTCGATGAGGGGATGTCCAGGCGTTCTGCTTGTGCATGGCTTTCTGCTGAATATGGGGTAGATATAGGAAGCAGCACGTTGCAGAGGTGGTATAGTGGTAGTCAGAAGGTGGACTATGTAGGCCCCCACCAACCACCTACATTAAAGATGGTGTTAGAGAAGAAACTAGAAAAGACAGCTGGTGGAAAAATATTGGGGGCTGATGGGAAGGTTAAGTCCCTTGCGAAGAGGAGACTTGATAGGGCTGGAGATATTAAGATAGGGAAGAAGGTTGTTTCCAGTGAAGACATTCTTGATGATGAGAGTTATGATGATTTACGTAATGAGGAAAATAAGAGAAACGTAGCTTGGAAACCCTTCCCCAAACAATCTGAATTTCTCTCTGCTTCTGAAACTGATGTTCTCTTCGGGGGTGCTGCTGGTCCCGGTAAGAGTGAAGCCCTTATAATTGACCCCCTACGTCTCTGTACAAATAAGAAACATCGTGCTCTCATTCTTCGTCGTTCCCTTAAGGAGCTTCGTGAGCTTATGGAGAAAGCCCGTGACCTCTACCCCATGGCATTTCCTAAGGCTGTGTGGAGGGAGAGTGAGAAATTATGGAGGTTCCCTTCTGGCGCCCGTATAGAATTTGGATATTTGGAAAAGGATGGGGATGTCTATCAGTATCAGGGGCAGGAGTTCACTTGGATAGGATTTGATGAGCTTACACAGCTCCCAACAGAATTCCCCTGGAACTATCTATTCACCCGTCTTCGTACTACAGACCCCGATCTCCTCCCCCACTTAGCAATGAGAGCCACCACCAACCCCGGTGGACCCGGTCACGTTTGGGTGAAGGAGAGGTATATAGATAAGGCTCCTTGGGGACAAGCTTTTGTGTTCAACAAGGATAGATTTGGACGACCCCTCACTAGACGCTTTATTCCAGCAGCCCTAGCTGACAACCCCATACTGTGGAAGGATGGTAGATATGAGGCCACCCTACAGAGTATGCCTGAGATAGAAAGGAGAAGACTCCTTGAGGGTGACTGGGATATTCTGGAAGGACAGGCTTTTCCTGAGTTCGAGAAAGCTATCCACGTTATAGAGCCCTATCGTATCCCCCGTGTATGGAAGCATTTCAGGGGGGTTGACTATGGGTTTAGTGCCCCAGCCTGTGTTCTATGGGGGGCTGTAGATCCTACAGATGGCACTCTGATTATTTATAGGGAGCTTTATAAGAAGGGGTTGACAGGAGAAGCTCTGGCAGAGGCTATCACGGAAGCAGAGAAAGAAGACCCCCCTATGGGAGGGGTGGTAGATACAGCTGTATTTAATAAGGTGGGGTTTCAGAATACAATAGGGCAGGCTTTGAATTCTGTTGGTTTGAAACTCATACCTGCTAATAAGGATAGGAAGGCTGGAAAGGTACAGATACATGAGAGACTATCCACCCGGAATAAGGACAGACCTGGTGTTCAAATCTTCTCCACCTGTCACAATCTCATCCGTGAACTCTCCACCATCCCCCTTAAGGATAATGATCCAGAAGATGTAGATACACATGCTGATGATCATGCATACGATGCCCTACGGTATATGTGTATGAAAGAGCCTAGACAGCGTACAGTGGACGATTGGCTCCTCTTTGCAAAGAAGCAGGTGTCATACAATGATTATATTCCAGCCGATCCTTTAATTGGGTATTGATATGTTATCATCTGATGAGAAAGAAATTGCTGTAGAGTTTAAGAATGCTTTGGTGGCTGATGTCCACCACAAATTTAGCAGGGCAGAAATAAATCGTACATCAAGGGAAAATAGGTGGTCTAAATCCTACCATAACTATCGTGGTCAGTATTATAAGGATGTTCGATTCACGGATGAAGAGAAGAGTAAGGTGTTTGTTAAGATTACAAAGACCAAGGTGTTGGCCGCATATGGACAGCTAATAGATTTGTTGTTCTCTGCTGGTAAGCTCCCCATCAGCATTAAACGCACTCCTGTTCCCACCACGTCCTCCCAGTCTGCTCCTCCTGTTGATTTTGGGATGGAGGACGTTATGGGGGAAGGAGAAACTTCTCTTCCATTTGATGTGGGGTATAGTGGAGATGGAATGGAGGTTCCAAAAGGGGCTGGATTCGATGTAATGTCACAGGCCCGTAAGCAAACACCCCCTCAGGGGCCACAGGAGGCTCCAGGAGCCATTCCGGGGATGCCCCCTATGCCAGGGCCTACCCCCATGCCCCCGACGCCTGAGAAGCCCTTAGAAGACGAATTAGACGTAAAGGCCCGTCGTTTAGAGAAGTTGATATTCGATCAGCTGGGAGAGAGTGATGCAACAAAGGTGGTGAGGAACAGCTTGTTTGAAACTTGTCTCCTTGGTACTGGTGTTGTAAAGGGGCCATTCAACGACTATAAAACCTCCAATAGTTGGACATCTGAGGGTGGACAGAGGAGTTTGCAGCAAAAGGAAATACGTGTTCCCAAGATTGAGTTTGTTTCTGTGTGGAACTTCTATCCAGATCCGGAGGCTCAGTCGATTGAGGAATGTGATTGGGTGATACAGCGTCATCGTCTTTCTAAAACCCAGATGATTGCCCTCAAACGATCTCCTCACTTTAACTCTGACAATATTGATAAGGCTATTAAGGGTGGCCCTAACTACCAGTCTAGAGATTTTGAGCATACGAAGCAAGCCGAAGACTCCACCATCCAGGATAATAGCAATCGTTGGGAAGTGTTTGAGTATTGGGGGATGATGGATGTTGACACTATTCGTAGTTTTGATGCAGATCTAGTAGACTTTGCTGGAGATCCGGAGGTGATGGATGTCCAGATCAATGCATGGGTGTGTGGTGGTGAGGTGTTGCGTGTCAATCTCAATCCATTCCAGCCTGTTCGAATTCCGTATATGATGTACCACTATGAGAAAGACCCCTATAGCATCTGGGGTGTAGGTGTTGCTGAAAATATGGAGGACATGCAGGCCCTGATGAATGGCAATGCCCGCATGGCTGTTGATAACATCGCTCTTGCTGGTAACCTGATATTTGATATTGATGAAGCTTCTCTTGTCCCCGGACAGGATTACAAAATCTATCCAGGTAAGAAGTTTGTCAGGCAGGCTGGTGGCCCCGGTCAAAGCATATATGGGTTGAAGTTCCCCAATACAGCCCCTGAGAATATGCAGATGTTTGATAGGTGGCGGCAGTTGGCAGATGAGGCAACCGGCATTCCATCCTACTCACATGGCTACACAGGTGTTACTGGCATGACACGGACAGCTTCTGGTATGTCCATGCTGATGTCAGCTGCCAATCTCAACATCAAAACCGCTGTAAAGAATATTGATGATGCTCTGTTGGAACCACTAGCCAAATATATGTTCTATTGGAATATGCAGTTCTATGAGGGAGATTTGGATGTAGTTGGTGATTTGGAAATTAAAGCTACAGGAACACAGTCTCTTGTTCAAAAGGAAGTGAGGAGTCAGAGGTTGATGACATTCCTCCAGCTTGCTTCTAACCCCCAGATTGGGCCAATGGTGAACGTCTCCTATCTCATTTCTGGTATTGCAGAGTCTCTTGACCTGGATGTTGATAGGGTGCTAAACAATATGGATATGGCTGCTCAACAGGCTCAGATAGTGGGAATGCAGAACCAGATGATGGGGGGTGGGGGTGGCCCTGCTGGGATGCTTGGTGGTTCTACTGGGACGGGAGATGGAACTATTGCTCCAGGGAATGCAGCACAGCCGGGTATGGAAGAGTTTGCAGGAAATGATCAGATGCCAGAAGGGGCTTGACTTTTATTCCTCAATATGGTATAATATAGGGGTAGCATGGAAAATAAAATTGAAATTAATGCTGCAAAAGCTTTACAAGCTCACAAAGTAGTGTTCACTGAATACCTTGACCTCCTAGAGAGGAATAGCCTCAAGACACTTGTGAGTGATAAACAAAATGCAGACGAGCTTAGGGGAAAGATTAAATTCATCTGGACTCTACAAGGTTTGCTAAAAGCACAGCTACCCTGATTACAGGCCCTGTTGCACTGAAGAAGATGCTAGCTGGCTAACCACCTCACGTTTCGTGAGCCTTAGTTAAAGGGGATTAAAAATGGCAGATATGGAAGAACAAGGACTTATGCGAGCTGTGGCCCTTAAGAAAGAGACCGCTCCCACTGTTGTGGATACTAGTGGTCAACCTTCTAAAGATACCCAAGAACCTGAAGGGGAGCCTTCTGGCGAATCGCAAAAGTACACAAAAGTTGATTGGGAAAAGCGATATTCAGATCATCGTTCGTGGGCGTCTAAAGAGATCAACAGTCGTGAAGATAGGATTAAGGAACTAGAGAGTCAGATAGCAGAGTCGAGGCCGCGTTATACGCCACCCAAGACTGCTGAAGAGCTTGAAAGGTTTCGTGAGGATAATCCAGACATCTATGCGGTTGCCGAAACTGTAGCCCACAATAGAGTGAGCAATGAGCTGAAAACTCTTCAAGAAGAGATTAAGAGCCTTAAGAAGGTGAGAGAGGATAATCTTCGTTCAGCCGCTTTTGCTGAATTGAAGAAGTATCATCCAGACTTTGAGGCAATTAAGAATAGTCAAGAGTTTCAGAATTGGGCAGAGAATCAGCCTGCTGAAATTCAAGAATGGCTCTTCAAAAGGGTTGATGCAAAGTTAGCTGCTCGGGCAATTGATCTGTTTAAGAGCGAATACCAGCGTAGCCAATCTGCTAATACTAAGGGCACTAGAGATGCACACAATGCCGATACAGTGAAAACTAAAGGTGCTGTTGAAACTGCATCTGCTGGTAACGAAAAGGTCTGGACTCAATCCGAAATTAAAAAGATGTCTATCAAAGAATACGAAAAATATCGAGAGGATATTGATAAGGCATTTGTTGAGGGTAGGGTTAGGCCAAATTAATTTGAGGTGATAAAAAATGGCTAACACTGCATGGCAAAACCCGACTGCCAATTGGAACTTTGACACAGATACAGCTGGTCAAACCAATGCCTATTTCCTTCCCGAGATCTTCTCGAAGAAGGTGCAGATTGCTTTCCGTAATTCTGCAGTATGTCAGGCGATCACTAACACCGACTATATGGGTGAGATTGCCTCTTTTGGTGATACGGTAAACATCATCAAAGAGCCCACGATTTCCGTGAGTCAGTATCTGCGCGGTACTACTTCTCTGTCTTCGACTGATCTGACTGACCAGGAGCTTCAGCTGGTGGTTGATCAGGCTAACTACTTCCAGTTTGAGGAAGATGACCTGGAGAAGAAGTTCTCTCATGTGAACTGGCAGGAAATCGCTGCTGACAATGCTGGTTATCAGCTGAAGAATGCGATGGATGCAGAGGTGCTGGACTACATGATTGGGGCAGTGTCTGCTTCTTCACCCGATCATATTCTGGGTGCTGATGCTTCCCCCGCAGGTCCGACTGGTACTGGTACGGCTCTTGAGTCCATCACTGGTGCGATTGATGTCGGCTTTGGTAGTGCCGAATACGATCCTCTGACTGTCATGGCTCGTATGGCTCGTCTGCTTGACCAGCAGAATGTACCCTCTGAAGGTCGTTGGTTTGTGGCTTCTCCCGATTGGTATGAAGTTTTGGCTTCTACTAGCTCCAAGCTCATGACCACTGACTACAATGCGGGTATGGGTAGCCTCCGCAACGGTCTGGTGCAGGATGGTAAGGTGCGTGGTTTCTCCATGTACGTTTCCAACAACCTGCCCACTACCACTTATGCTGGTGGTGTGTGTATGGCCGGTCACATGAGTGCTTGTGCTTCTGCTGAGCAACTCATGACCATCGAAACTCTTCGTTCCACCGCTACTTTCCGCGACATCGTTCGTGGTCTTCATGCGTATGGCCGTAAGATGCTTCGAGACAACGCCGCTGTTGTCGCTTACTACACGATTGACTAACGTGTAACCGGAGGGGGGCAACCCCCTCCACCCGCCTTAGGAGTTTAGAAATGTACTCTTGGTTACTTTCTGTTCTCTCTACATTGGCAGCTAAGAAACTTCTTCTTACTCTCGCTGTCGAACTTGCAAAGCGAACTGATAATAGTCTTGATGATGTTATTGTTGCACAACTGCAAGAAGTTTTGTTTCCAGCTGAGGAAAAATGAGTACATCAACCTATATGGATGTTGTAAATAATATCCTTGTTGAATTAAACGAGGTGAAACTTACTTCGTCCACTTTTTCCAATGCTGTAAACATCCAAGAATTTATTAAAAATGCTGTCAATCGGGCTCTATATGATATAAATCAAGAGCACTATCAGTGGCCCTTTCTAGCTGTTTCTACATCCACTGATCCCTACTTGGGGAATACATACATTGAAACAGTTGCTGGAACTAGGTGGTATCTACTTAATAGTGCTTCCACTGGCGTTGATGACGATTACGGGTATGTTGATTGGGAAAAGTTTACTCTTACTACTGAGGGTGTTGATGGGGAAGTATCCCCATATACTGTAGATAGTTTAGCTCCTGTATCGCTTGAGAAGTGGAAGATGCATTATGCAAGTACAGAAGCTAAAGATGAGGCTGAGGATCAAACAAGAGGACAGCCTCAGAGAGTAATACGAAACCCTGATGGAAGATATTTTGGACTCTCCCCTATCCCTGATAAGGTGTATAGGGTTTATTTTTATGCATGGAACCAGATGTCTCCTGTAGTTAATTACAATGATACATTTCCATTTCAAGAGCAATATGTTCAGAGTGTATTGATCCCCCGTGTACGATATTATGCATGGGCATTTAAGGAGAATAAAGATAGGAGTTTGCTTGCTCAGGAAGATTGGAAGAAGGGAAATCGTAGGATGCGTGAACAGCTTATAGATGATAAGGCTAAGAGGGAGTTTAGAGCTGGTACTATAAGGAATATCTGATGTCTAGAGGGATTGGATATTCTGAGTTCCTCGTAACCCGATTTCCAGGTTGGGATGACATGAGGAGTCCTGCCACGGCAGTTAATCC